TGAAAATATTATCAGATACACCACTGGTTACTAATGAAGTCCTTGAGTACATACAGCGTCAGTTTCCCGACAGACTACCAAAAGACGGTACGATGACGGTTGAGCAGTTACGTTTTCTACAAGGACAACAAAGCGTGATTGAAAAATTACGACAATTAAATTCAAACGAAGAGGACGAATACTAATGTGTTTGGGAAGTAAAGCACCTGCACCTCCGCCGCCTCCAGCACCACCGCCAGCACAAGCACCAGCTAAACCAAGTGTTGTCGATTTTAATGCTGTAGATTCAGAGTCAGAAAAAAATAAAAGAAAAGCCGCTGGCAAAAAGAAGTTCAGAGTAAAACCTAGCCAAAATAGTCTAGGTACTTTTACTGGCAATGCTGGTTCAGGTTTATCTATTCCTTCAAAAGGGGGTAATAAATAATGTGTGGCGGAAAACCAAAAAGACCACCTAGCAATAGGAAAAAGGCAAGTAAAAACGCGTCTGCATCTACACCAGCGGCGGCAGTTCAAAGCGCAACAGACGGTAAAGATATTGATAGCAGTGGAGCGGCGGTTAACTCTACTCAACGGCGCAAACAACGTATGGGAAAACGCGGATTGCGTGTTGGATTAGATGTTGCTGTGGCTAATGTTGGTGGGACAGGAAAATCTGGCCTCAATATTCCTTCAAGCGATTAGGAGTATTTATGCGAGGACAAAACCAAAACCAAAATTTCATGTCGATGATACAGGCACTGTTTGGCTCAAGGTCAGGCGGTAGTGTGGGGTCGAATACAAACAAAGGTAATTCCTTTAATTCAGTGCAGACAGGCGCGGGTAAGAACGCTCTGCCGTTGTCCGAAATGGAGAAAGCACAGAAGGAAAAGGTTAAAAAACTAAAGAAGAAGAAACGTAAAAAGGCTCTCAATCAAGTCGATACCAAAGCCCCTGTTTTATCTTCTCTTAATAACAAGACACCTAGTTCAAATTTAGGAACCTTAAAGATTGGGCTTAATCTAAATAGTAACCAGCAAGGCGGTAAAAAGCCTAAGAGTGACGCAAAAGCTGGTTTGAACTTATACCGTTAATGAGGATATCCGATGCAAAACCTTCAAATTAAATCTGTTGCGGGACGGTATTCCACCTTGGATTCTCATAGGCATTCATTCCTGCAAAGAGCAAGGGACGCATCAGAACTCACTATTCCTACCCTAGTACCACCAGAGGGGCATTCTTCTTCCACAGTGTATAAGAATCCTTATCAGTCAGTTGGTGCTAGGGGGGTAAACAACTTAGCAAGTAAATTACTTATGACGTTGTTGCCACCGAATAGTCCATTCTTTCGTTTAACCATTGATGACTTTGATATCGAAACTCTTGCTGGAAAAGACGCAAGGGGTGCAGTTGAAGAAGCACTCTCTAGAATTGAACGTGCCTCACAAAATGAGATTGAGACATCAGCGGTTCGTGTACCAGTACATGAAGCCCTCAAACAACTTATTGTTGCTGGGAATGCTCTGGTGTACATGCCTAAAAAAGGTGGGATGAAAGTCTTTAGGCTTGACCGTTATGTAGTCAAGCGAGACACAATGGGTAATGTCCTTGAGATAATTACCAAAGAGTCCGTATCTCAGATGATGTTGCCCAAAGAGGCACAGGAAATTCTGGCTACGGCTGAAGATTATGAACAAAACGACACTCATAATAAGTCGTTAGATTTGTACACCTATATCTGCCGCAAGGAAAAGAATTGGGAAGTTTACCAAGAAGTCAAAGGTATGACTATTCCAAACAGTGGGGGTACATATCCTTTAGACAAAAATCCATTTATACCATTACGCTTCACCCGAATTGACGGTGAGGACTATGGGCGCGGCTATGTAGAAGAATACATTGGTGACCTTCGCTCTCTAGAGGCTCTCACAAGGGCTATCGTAGAAGGAGCATCAGCGTCATCTAAGGTACTATTCTTAGTGCGCCCAAATGGAACCACTAAACAAAGTACGTTGGCTCGTGCGCCTAATGGTGCAATCGTCCAAGGCGATGCGGCTGACGTAACTACTCTGCAAGTACAAAAGTATAATGACTTCAGGGTAGCCCAAGAGACAGGCCAAAGAATTACTGAACGCTTGTCATACGCTTTTCTGCTCAACAGTGCGGTACAGCGGAACGCAGAGAGAGTCACAGCGGAAGAAGTACGCTACATGGCGCAAGAGTTAGAAACTGCCTTGGGCGGTGTCTACTCCATCTTATCTCAAGAGTTCCAAGTACCTCTGGTAAAGCTATTACTGGCTAAACTGGAATCAACAGGCAAGATGCCTAAGATGCCTAAAGACTCTATCAAACCTCAAATTGTCACTGGACTAGAGGCTCTAGGTAGAGGTCAAGACCTGAACAAGCTTGCACAGTTCCTAACATATCTTCAGCCTCTTGGCCCTCAGATTATTGCTGAGAACCTAAATGTTGAAGACTATATAGACCGATTAGGTGCATCCCTTGGAATTGACACTGGCGGTCTAGTTAAAACCAAAGAAGATAAAGCGGCCCAACTAGAAGCTATGAAGCAACAACAGTACGAACAGATGTCACAACAAACGATGTCTAAGATGGCTGAACGTGCGGCTCCACAGCTTGTAGAGTCCATGCAAGATATGGACATGGGTGAGTTGCAACAACAAATGCAACAGCAACAACCACAACCACAATAATATGATGAGACAGCAATATGGTTGATACACTAAATACACACCAAGAGGCTAAACCAGAAGACCCGCAATACGTTGAGGAGATGCTGGGAAAGGCCCAAGGGTTAGACAATGTTCAGGAAGAGCGTCCTAGTTGGCTACCTGAAAAGTTTCAGTCTGCCGAACAAATGGCAGAGGCTTATTCACAACTAGAAAACAGATTGCACTCAGATGATGAATATGAAGACTCTGAAGTGGATGACATGGAAACAGGAGAGGTTTCCGATTACCTAGCAGAAAACGGTTTGGACTTTGAGGATATGTCAGATTCCTTTTGGAATGATGGCGGCCTCAGTGATGACCATTACGATGCCCTTGAAGAGATTGGCATCCCGTCAGAAATTGTTGACCAGTTCATAGATGGTCAGCTTGCTATGGTAGACCAGACCCGCACTACGGCCTTTGATGCAGTAGGTGGTGAGGAATATTACAACGAAATGACACAGTGGGCGGCGGCTAACTTAGCAGAGTCTGAGGTAGCGGCTTTCAATGGTCAAATAGACAGCGGCAACGTGGATACTGCCATGTTTGCTATTCAGGGGTTAGCGGCTCGTTATCGTTCTGAGACAGGGGTAGAGCCTAATTTAGTAGGCGGTGAATCCTCAGATGTCTCTGTAGGGGCTTTCCAAAGTCTGGCTGAAATTACTTCAGCTATGTCTGACCCAAGATACGAGAAAGACCCTGCATACCGTGACCAAGTGGCTCGTAAGCTATCTCGGTCTTCGGTATTTTAATGCTGTCTCCTATGAACCTAGGACGGGGGGCTTCGGCCTCCCGTTCCTTTTACTCACATACCTACCCTGTGTT